AGTTAAGAAAAGCCCCAGGCGTAGTAGCCTGAGGCGTCTCTCCTCCAGACACGACTTCAACTGTTTGATTAGTTGCAAGCCGTAGCTGTTCTGGTAAATGTGTCTTCCACTGCTTTGTATAGCGAGTGTCAACAGCTTCTATATCTACAATATAGATTGTCATAATTACTTCCTGCTGTTAGCTCTTGCCTTTGCACGTAAATAACCTAAATACTTTTGGTATGCCTGCCATACTGTAGCATCTTTCTTATAAAGATCTTTTTCATTAAAGACCTTTCCTTCAAATCTGCAATAATCTCTAAATTGATCGAGATCGTTGAAAACTTTGTTTACAACTGGATTTGTAATAGACATTTTATTTTTCCCTTATATTATGTCTTATGGATATACTATTTGGCAGCCGTTTTCGCCATCTTCGGCTACATCGATGACTACAAAACGGCCTGGATACTTTTCGTTAATCTGTAAGTACAAATCGTCTGCGATCATCTCGCATGACTTATAGTCTAACTGAAGTAGATCTTCTTTATATAAGTTTTCCAACCAACGTTTGAATTGGATAAACTCGATATCTCTGTCATTGTGCGTTACTTGTATCTGCACTTTAAAATGAAACGTATGACGATGTGGATAGCCTAGGAAGCTTACATCATACTCATCACCTGTTGCTAGTGCTGGGTCTTCTAACGCTGCTGGATACTTGTGAATACCTTCTTTGGTAAACGTTACCCAGATGCTGCGTTTTGCATTCTCTAACTTTTCCATTTTAGCGTCCTCTTCTTTGTTACGCCGTTTCATGTAATTATAATAAGATTCTTGTTGGGTCATTCAATTATCTGATCGTTGCGATATTTTAACCAATCAGTGAATTTGTCGTGTGCCATTAAGTCGTGTAAACTATGACACCATACACCTGGATTTGTTTCGTTGAATCCAGTGTCGTCTATTTTAACCATTGTATTATAGTTCCATAGCTTGACATGTGCAATCGGAACTCTAATCTGCGGAATAAAATTATTGTATTCGCACAATCCACCATCGTGAAATGTTTCAATACAAGTAATAGGAATATCTAAAGTACAAAAATAACCTTCTTCTAAAAAATTAATTATAAGGTTTTCCCAAGGCGTCCACTCTTCAGCAACACCCGGAGTAGGATTGAAGCTATGATTAGCCCCGAAGAAGATATGCCTACAATTATGTTTATTGTAGATCTCTTTAATTTTTGCTTCTCTTTGCACACCCTTAACAAAAAGTGTACGCAGACCAAAGGCTGGTGTTTGCTCAACTTCAGTACCTATGAAAAATACGGCGTCATCGCTTACGCCTGATTCATAATCCCTTTCCATCTTGACCCTTTAGCTTTGTTTCTATTCTATTAATTTCATCCTTCAGCCAAAGTTTCATAGTTTTCATTCTATAAAGTTCATCTCTGGCTGTATAACTATTATATAGCTTAGTTACCTTTTTGTCAAGTGATTTATGGTTTTCTCTTAACTTTTCTAACCTTGCTTGCATTTCTTCTCTACTCTCACCCAAAAAATTCCTGTGCCTTTGTAGTTGCATTGAAAGATTTTTTGCCAGTAGCTCCTCTTGTACCGATTACTTTAAGTAAATATTTTCTGTAATCTAGGACAAGTTGTTCTGCTTTTTCCCTGTCATCTGTTCGAAATACTTCTTCGACTATGTCTTTAAAATGCACATGATCAAATTGACCAAGCTGTAACATTTTGGGAGTCATGCCACTGTCATATTGTCTATTTGCTTCTTGCACAGCATTAATATGCATCCATACATTGTGACCCATCATTAGTGCATAAGAAAAACTATCCCAAGATGTCTTTCCTTCTTTACCAATTTTGTTTAAGTCACCCGGACCATAAATGCAAATATCTTTTGCTAACATACCCTGTGAAATAGGAGAATCTAAAAATGAAGAATGTTTGCCTTCACGTACAAATGCTTGACTAAATGGAGTGACATCAGTTGACAGTCCTTTGTCATCTATGCTTGGTACCATTCTATATACCCATTTAGATTCATGTTGCGTTTCTAGTTCACAATATATTTGACCGTTAGCAGTTGCAAGAAACGGTGAAGCGCAGTCAAAAGTTACAGTAAAGTTTTCGTTATGATACTTTCTAACTGCTCGCTGAATGTCTGTTAATAATACAGCCCATTCTAGTTTACTTGTACCAAGGAAGTGCATAACATCATGCACACCTTTTTCAAGTAGTCCATCAAAACGTAGCGCAACTAAACGTTTAAGCACAAGCTCAACATCGCACATGTTTTGTCCACCCATTGACCATCCGTTAAAATGATCGTTAGGATATTTCTTAGGATCACAATAGTCTTTCATTTGATGATACCAATCATCAGCATCATCAAAGTTTTCGCCCTGTAAAACATTTAAGAATTTACAAGAACCTGTTCTATGTTTCATCCAATAGTCGTTATTAATACGTGTAGCATTAACAGCATCTTGATAGTTATCAATACCTGTTGCTTTTGCACCTTCAGGAGAACGTGCAACCCACGCCGGAATATCAAGTATCATTCCGTAGTCCATGTAAGCGTCCATCCATTTTAGAACGCCATCACGTTTCTTTTGTGCTTTAGGGCAATTAGGATCTTTCCAATCGCCTTCCCAAACACCTTTACCAATTTGGAAGCCACCTGAGTCACCTAGTAACCAAGTGTTTTCTCTATCTCTGTTACGCACCATGTCTTCTTTAGGTACGTGCTTTGTTGTGTCCAAGTCAGCATGTCCAGCTGAGTACAAACTCCATTTATATGAAAATTGTCCTTCTTTGGCATTAAGATAATTTAAACTTTCAACACCATGCGTTAAGTTGCTCGGAACCCTAGCAGGATCTACATAATTGTCATAACGCTGCTTTCCTACATAAGTGGCATAAAAACCACTTAGTGCAGGAAGGAATCGAGCATAATCATTTTGTGCTTCAGTTAAATTTATATTCATTTTGCTTGAGCCGGAAAGTAATACTCATATTCGCCTAAGCCAGTGTCAATTCTAAACTTTAATAAGCCGTTACCAGTAACTGACATTGTAATATCGCCTGTTAGTGATAATACTTTTAATAAGATTTCTGAGATATAAGAATTAAACTTAATCTCACTTCCTACGTCTTCTTGGAATACATACTCGCCTGCGTGTGTATTAGCATCACCCCAGCTAAGATACAAGTCATGTTTTCCGCCTGTTTCTTTAGTGCCAATTTGTACTAAATTTTCTTCGTTGTGCAATGATGTCATAAGTTTCATACGAGAAATTGCAGCCAAGCTCGGAGTAAATTCGCACTCCCAATTTGCACCTTTAAATACTGGCACTGTATACTTTGCTTCAATAATCTGCGGTGACACTAGTCTATATTCATTTTGAAAGTCACCACTTGCATTTTTAAAATGTATAGTGCGACTCACGTCTACACCGTTTTGTGTAGTACCGTTAAGAACTGTAATCACTCCATCCTTTTCATACTCAGGATTTTTAAGTAATAAATTTACTTTTTCTAAATTACTCATACCAATAGTACTTCCTGCACTAAACTCAGGTACAGGCTGGTGCATATTTGCTAACATAATACAAGTTGCCTTGTCGTCGCTGTTAGAACAAATTTGTAAATTACTATTATCGTCAATGTCAAGCCTTAGCATAGGCAATACACCCAACGAATGTGTATGTGTAATAATATCTAATAAGATATCTTTCATGTGTTAATCTCCATTAATATTAACTATTTTATTATCATTTGACACAAATGTCAAGTGTTTTGTTATATCGTATTTAGGTTTCCATCCTAAACTGGACAGCATTTCTGTATTTGCACAAGTATAATCACGTTCACCTGGGGTATTTAGACGGATGGGACTGTCGGGTGCAAAGTTTTGGACTTTGATAGGAAAACCGTTACCTACGTCAATAGTCCCGTTTATGTAATCTTTTTCTATTAGTATTTCAATAGCATCGATTACGTCTTCTATATGTACAAAGTCTCGATGATGCCGTGTTACATATGTAAGTGTATTGTTCATTAGCTTTTCAACAAACATGCCTTTACGTGGAGTATCAGACCAGACTGTATGCAGTCTTAATCCCAGCGTATGCGGGTACCGTTCAGCAAGTTCTTCTAGTACAAACTTAGACGCTGCATAAGGGTTCAAATCGGGCTCGTAAGCACTCGAACTACTTGCATACAATATACGTGTATCAGGATATCGAGTAAACAATCTACGACTTGCTTCAACGTTATTCATCCAGTATGCACTTGGATCGTTTATACTTTCACGTACACCCGATCGTCCTGCTAAATGTATAATTAAATCAAAGTCTTGATTTGGTAATTCGCATGTTAATAAGTCATCACCGGATAAAAGATCAATACCGTGTACATTATGTCCTGCAGAAAGCAGTCTGTCTTGTAGTACAGATCCAATAAACCCCTGATGTCCAGTTAGTAGTATTTTCATGTTCTAATCTTATTATTATAATTTCTTGAAGTAGTAATTAAACTAAGATCTACATTATTTCGTTCAGCAGTATCGAGTAAGGCAGCTATGTCTTTAGGAAAGCAATGCCCGCCATATCCTCGTTCTTTAGAAATATTTGTATGACTATGTCCTATACGTTCGTCATTGCCAATCGACTGTTTAACTGTATCAAAATCCACTCCAAGCGATTCACACAAATCGTATACTTGATTAAAGAAACTTACCTTTGTAGCAAGGTACGCATTACGGAAATATTTTGTAAGTATCAATTCCTCAGGCTGTGCAATAATAGTAGAAGCAGCAGGCCACCATCTAGCAAAGTTTTCTAACCAGAAATTTATGCTCTCCCCACCTAACCATAAATTACGTGCATAAAATAAATCTTCTTTTGCATTTTTTGCAGTAAGGAACTCGGGTGAAAATGCTAACTGCTTATCCGGAAAAGACAACAGTAAATTGCGCCATCCTTCAATTGAAATTGTGCTCTTAATAAGTATAGGTATATTAGGTACATTGTTAATCACATCAACTATGTTAGACATGTCGCAGGATCCATCATTATGTTGAGGTGTTGATACACATATAATAATGCAACTAGCTCGACTAAGATCTCCGTTCATTCCTTTTAACGGGTCGTATATGACTAGATCGTCACTTATTACATATTCGTGTGCTTGCCCGACAAAACCGTAACCTGCAATACCTACTTTCATTTTAAATCCTTTAAAATTCGCCATGTATCGCGCCAATCAGAAACAGCAAACACTTTACTTGGATGTTTTAGTAATTTTGCAAGTGGATAGTCATTGCCACCAGGCAACACTTTATCACCAAAGAAGTATAAGGTATCATGATCGTTAAATTCGTATAGCACTTGGCCTTTGTCACAGCCAGTAGGATAAATGTCTATGCCTGTTTCACCACCTATAGTTGCAGTTATATCTTCATAGTGTGAATTAATTTGGTGTGCAATCGTTTCACGTTCACGCATACCTTCGTCGTGTTTAATATATAGTTTACGCTCACCTAGTGTAGCGTTTCTGCCAACAACTGAAAAGTTTGCACATCCAGGCCGTTCTTCGATATGATTACCTGTTCGTAATACAAAACTACTTTGTTGTAACCAACCGTTGAGCATACTACGCAATGTGTCCGGCATCGTCCATTCACTTCTGCGAACATTTACACCAGCAGCCCAAACATCATTACCCGAACAATTGAATACAACTTTAGCAAGATCTATAGTATGTCCAATTTGCTCAAATGTTTTATCTCGGTCACTACCAGTAACTAGATATACGTCATTTACTAGACAGAATGTATTAAACCATGCCTTGAAGTCTAGGTCCATTAAACCTCTGCTAGGAGTTAAGGTACCGTCTACATCAAATATGTACTTAATCGTCATCTTCATCTCTTACCATAAAGTGTACTTTTACAATACAGTCTTTTTGTTTCTTTACGTAAAATTCTAATCCAGTAGCTGATAAAATTTTCTTTAAGTCATCCAGTGTTACGTCAGTTTCGTTGGGCATTTATTCCTCGTTGTGTTACACGTTCTCTTAGATCACTGCTGCTAAATCTATGATCACGTTTGTTAAAATATAGTTCTATGCCTCTCTTTGCACAAATAGCTCTACCTGTGAAAGTTTTATCTTTATACTCTTCTCCTAATATTCTAACATGGATTGTGTACATTGTCAAGATATCTTCTAGATCTTTTTCACTATTATACGGAATTATTTCATCTACATATTTTATTCCGTTTAATTGTGTATAGCGTTCAACAACAGTTTGTACTGGAGCGTTCTTTTCTGGTCTATCTACACTAGGGTCTGTTTGCAATCCTACTATAAGATAGTCGCATTGATCTTTTGCTTCACGCAACATAGTAACATGTCCTGCATGTAGTAAGTCAAAAGTGCTGCATGTAAATCCTATTCTCATTCGTACCAATGATTCCTTTTTCTACCGAATCCCATATGATCGTCGTATTTGCGTATTGCGTGATTAATAATTGTCCATTTAACCCAGCTGTCTTGACAGTGACCTTTTTCCCACCAAAATAATCTATCTATAATAGGAACAATATGCCATTTGCGATCACGTTTCCTTTGCCACATCCTTGCGCTTATAGTTTGATTATTTCTACCACCAAATACTGTGTTCCAAAAAATACTCCATGCTACGAATATTCTTTTAAAATATTTCCGCATCAGAACGAAAAGAAACTTTGTATTGTTGTATCGTTTTTAGTTGATTCTAAATCATAATCAAGCACACCAATTAAGTTATCTAACTTGTTGTCAATAATTGTTTCAGCCATTAGTGCATCATCAAACGGCAATTCTTTAAACCAATCCGGAATACGCAGTTCGTCTGTAGGATACGCAACGCTTGTATATCCCATTAAGTTAGTTTTTAGTTTGCAGACAATAACTTTCATACCGTCAACAATTTCCTGCGAATACTTGTCACCGTTCATCTTTTTAAGCGTGTTCCAGTTAAGACTTGCTCGAACATGCCCGGGCATATTTGCTTTACCTTGCTTTTCTTCTAAGCGTCTATAGTGTCCAATTTTATTTGCACGTTTGGGTGTACCTTTCTCCCATCCAGGCCTATCTGAAAACTCTTTGCGGAACTCTGTAATACGTTCTAACACTTTACTTTGCGGAACATCAGTAAGTACCATCTCTAATAGTTCTTTTAAAAAGTCCTGCATAAACACCGGAGTATCTGATCTACGCAAGTCCAAGCCCATTGCTTTTACTTTGCCCGGCTTGCCATCTGTGTCGCTTCTAAAGCCTTCAATGTCGTACACAAGTGCTGCATAACGCTTCTTAGTAATATATAAGCCAGACTCTGCAACAATTTCTCTTGCTGCTGCAATAACGTCTGAGCGGCTCCTAGGGCAATGGAATGCTTGCATCATAAAGTCTGGAAACGTTGCATTTGCTGCTTCGCACACTTGATCATACAGTGTGATTACATTGTCTTTGTCCCACGGCAAGTTACCTGCATCAATTTCACTTTTAAGTGTAGGATATCCGCTGAAGTAACAAGAGTCAGTATCACCATAAATCATTGCTTCGCCAACATGATCATACGTACCTGTAATAACCTTGTTTACTTCTGCTGACATATGCTTAACAATAGTTCTACCTGTTAGTGTAGTAGACTGCCCAATACGCTTATCGAAAAAACGGCACCCAGGGTTGAGAATAGCGCCATACAAGCTATTAAGATTAATTTTTTTAACAAGTTGTCTTTTATCCCAGTATTCAATTTCTGCTGTGTTACCTGCGTCCTTTGCTTTCTTTAGCATCTTCTGCAAGTCTTTACGTTCGCTATACCAACGTTTTAAGATACCTGGAATAACGCCTTCAAACTCTGTTGTAAAGATAGTACCGTTTGAACTAAGCATCCAAGGTTGATTACTATCAAAAATTACTTTGTGTATTTCAGCACCACTCAGTATGTCACTACCGCCTGACTCCCAGTCAACAGTTAGTGCAATGTCCTTACGTTGCTCCATTACAGCTTCGTATTCTTCTGTTGAAAAACGTCCTTCCCAACTACCTGCAAATGACTTTTTCTTTAGTGTTGTGTCTTCGTGTACCCGAGCATCTGAAATTTCTGGACGTATTTGTCCAATAATAGTTTCTGGAGCCATATTTAATGCACGAATCACACTTGGATATAGCGAATTCAAATCCATCGAACCAATCCACTTGTGCAAGCCCTTTTTTGGAAATGCAACATATGCACCAGCTGCTTGTGTGCTAACTTGATCGTCACGCTTTGGACGATTAGGAACCTGCAATCCTCTATGATGTGCTTCGTTAACAATAGCCTGCTCTGTAACAGCAACAGCGCCCATTGTAGTCTGTAGAAGCACTGTGTTTGCATGTGCTAGTTCGTTAGACAAATCAATAAAACGTAGTTTCTTATCTAGCTTGTCAAGCAATGCAGTATCTTGAATGTTATATTCAATAAACTTACGGAAGTCATTGTTGTATAGCTGATCAAGTGTACCTTCATATGGCACCTTATTCTCACCTACTTCAATCTCACCAATAGCATCTAGTCTGTAACTATGGCGCTCTTCGTATGTATATTTGCGGTATAGTTCTAAACTGTCTAAGTGTACACGACCTACTAGATCAAATGTAACTGCTGCTTTACCATACTTTTCATAGTCACGTTTCTTAGGCAGTTGTCCCCACAAGCAGAATCTACGTGTGTCGTCTTTGCTTAGTACACGCATAGTTCTGTTAACAGTGTACGGAATATCATAACCTTCGCTGTTCCAACCTGACAAAATATCAGCATCTTCAATTAGCGTTAAGAACGTGTCAATCATGTCACCTTCACGCTCAAACAGCATTACATTTTCAATACCTTCAAGTTCTGCTTTTGCTTGATCCATTGTAAGTGTCTTGGGCGGAACAGCTAAACACACCATTGTTTCTAACCACTGTAAGTATACACTTATAGAGGTGATTGGCATGAAAGGATCAGCAGGATCAGCAAACCCACGCTCTGGATCAAAGTCAGTCTCAATATCGAAGAACGCAATATTAAGTTTAGGCGCATCTTGATTGAGATAGTTTTCAGACAACGACTGAAATATTGGATTAATATCACTCTCAAATAGCTCCTTTCCTTTGTTAATTGCTACTTCTTTACGAAAGTCCTTTGTATTCTTGCATACAATACGACTTAGATTATCGCCGTACACACTCTTGTACTTGCCTCGTTCGTCTTTGTAATAAAATGTATATTTTGCTTGATACTCGCGGTATTCTCTTTTACCGTCTTTGCGTTCAACTACACGGATCATATCTTGATCGCGGTCAAACAATGCGTCTACGTAACTCATTCAATCTCCTGTTGCTTGTGGCCAACTAACCTTCTACCTGTCCGTAAGTGGACGACTCTATATTATATATTACAGTATGAATAACTGCACCATAGCAATTGAGTTCATTACAACAAACCAACTACATAGCACAATTGCAAATGCTGCTTTTCTAATAACTGTGCTAACTACACCAAGTATACTACCAATCAAGTATAATGGAATAAAAAGTTCTGTTGCAGGATCAAGCACTGTAAATGTAAGTATAGCACTTGCTGCAATCAAAACTGTTGTTTCTACCATTTCACAATAAAATGCTAGAGGAGAAAGCCTGTAACTTTCTTTACAAAAATCTATGACAGCCTTTATCACTTGTCAACGCCGACTGTAGCAACAATAGTTTCCAAGTCTTCAAACTCGTCTTGATGCTTGTCCCAGTCACGTTTCATTGCAACTTTAATTGCTTTATTAATTAGTGAAGGTTTCACGTTCAGTTCTTCTGCTACTGCCTTTACAGTATCTTTAAGTCCTGCGTTTAGATCTTCAATCTCTTGTAAAACAGTTACGCCTTCTTTGACTAGACGTTCTAGTTTTGCTTTTTCTTCTTGCCCGTAGGTACGATCACTCATAAGAAACTCCTTGTATAACTTAATATACAGGCAATAGCTTAGTTTGTCAAGTGTTAATTACCACTTCACAGAAAGTTTTTTAGTAAGATCTATTTGAGCTTTTACAGCATTTAAGCAAGCAAGAATGCGATTAGATTTCTCAAATGGGCGACTATAGTGATGCTTTGAATCCCAAGTTTTATTGTTGTCCATTTCTTTACGTAGTTCGTTACCTAGTAATTGTTCAATGTACTTTAGATCGTCTTCGGATAAATTTTGAAATTGTTTAGCAACCATTGGATCCCCCTTTTAGCTATGAGGTATTTATCATATACTATTATGTTCACGTTTAATTTTGTCTGCCCAAGCTATTTCGAACAGGTCGTCATAATCATAAAGAGGAGCGCCGTCTGCACCGGCACGCCATAGTCTTGCAAAATATCCGTCTGCGCTTGAAAAGGCTGTTGCATCGGTAATATCGATATGTCCTTTAACTAGGAAGTACATTCTATATGCTTCTTTGCGTTCCATACTGTATTTAACTGATAGTATAAGTTAGGGCGCTAACATTGCTCAAATGCGCCTTTGGATTCGTATGTAATTATTTCAAATCCTTGCATTTCTTGTTTGTAACTATACATATCACCTAATATAAGATAATTAAATCCTTGCTCTCTAAAATATGCACATTCACTACGTAAACTTTTATAACCTAATTTAAGTCTAGGATTTTTATAGTTCCACGCAAATTGATCAGCATGTACAATCTTTTTACTTGGATAAACATAATAGCAACTCCATGCTGCTAGTTCATCGTTGTCGTAATACCCAAATACTGTGCCTCTTGTCCAGTCTTCTCTGTATATAGGATAGATACTATCAAAATCTTTGTACTGAATATATCCTTTATATAGTTCTTCACATTCGGTAAAATGAGAATCGTCTAGTAATTTAAAGTCTATAGTTTTGTATTTTGTTTTTTGTAAATTAACCCAGCAAGTCATCTACTTTGCACATCTTTTTTATAATCTTCAGGCCAGTACTTATAGTATCCTAGTGAGTCAAGATGCTTACGTGCTTCTTCAAGTTTAGAACGCTCTTGTAGTAGAACAAGTCCGTGCTCGCCGTTGTTTAACACAACAGTATCAATTTCTTCAGCCTCGTCTGGATGATCTTCAAGCGCAACAAGACCCCAGTTATTTAGAACTTTTCGCTGTACATTTTCTACTAATTCTGTAAGTTCATATGCAGATATTTTAGTAGGATCAAATGCAAATATTACAACATCCTTTTCAGGCCATTGATACGCATAGTTACTTAATTCTACTGTTAAATTATAGTCTACAGGATCTTTTATTTCTTTAACCAATACATTCCCCTCGGCCCATGCTCGCTTTGCATACGGACAAGGTGGTAGATTGTTAAAGGTAGGATGTTGTTTACTTAAAAAATTGTATATCCAATCTTCTAATGATGCCCTAAGTGTTTCCATTCTTTTCGTTTAGTTTGCGTAGTAGCATTTCTTTAATACTTTCTTCTGCAAACGCCTTGCCCTTATGTTTCATTTTACGTGGGTTTGAATCACGCTTTGCTTTATTCATGTGTGCGCCGCCCGCGCCTGACTTTCGTAAAGCATCTAAGTTCTTGGAACTTGGATCTCTTGGTTTTGGTGTTTCTTGTGCTTCACCTATTTTAGACATAAACTGATCAAACGCTTTTTTCTTTCTTGGATCAGCAGCAATTTGCTTTAATGCTTGAGTATGTTGTTTTAAGAATTCGCTATATGCTCTGTCACTTGGCATATAAGTATTGCTCTTTGCTTTATCTTTTTTCTGTTTCACTGGTGCTGGAGCCGGTTTACCACTGCCGTTACCTGTAAATGCTTTTGAAATAGCTGATCTTGCTGCGTCAGGACTTTTCTCGCCAGCTTTCCATCCTCTTTGGAATGCATTGTCTTCGCCTACTAGTTTACCTTCGTCTGGAGAACGTTTTGCACCTGATCCTTTTTTGGGAGTAGGTCTATCTCCTCTAGCATAATCGCCGTCTTTTTGCGCAGCACGTTCATCTAAACGTATACCAGCTAGTGCAGCAAAGTCAGCAATACTATCAACACCTACTGGCATACTTCCTTCTGCTACAGACACACTCTCTTCTAAATAGTTCACAGTAGCCTCGGCTGCTACTGCTGTTCCTGCGTCACCTTTAAGTTTCGCTAGGTCCTCACGTGGATCGGTTGGTTCAATTTCAAAGAGAGTGTGTTGTAGTTTATTCCAGTCCATTAACCGTCGCCTTTTACCCTATGACAACTATTGCCTTTTCCTCTGCGATAGCCTTTCCAGCACACTTTACCGTGACTACCTTTTTTCTTTTCTTCTGAAACACTTTTATAACTTGGGTTACCACAATCTGAACAACACTTTGACTCAGCTAATTTAGCTGCTAGTCTTTTTTGTAGTGATTCTTTTTTTAGATCGTTTTTGCCTTTGCCATCTGCTGCATAGTCTGGTACCATTTTTCCTGTCTTAGGATCTTTTACCATTTTCTTTTTGGCTTCTTTGACCGCTGGCTTTTTATCTTTCTTGCCATGGTCCATTACCTTCTTGCCAATAGCAGTTAGTGTACCGTCTTTGTTGTACATTTTATCTACAAGCTTTTTATCTTCTGGTGATAATGTTTCGTTTACTGAATTACAGTTACAGTGACTACAACTTGGTTTACAAGTACAATCTTCTGCTTTTACATCAGCACCGCAACAACCGTCTGAACAATGTGTGTCCTTAGATTCTTTCATGTTGTCTAGTGCATCAGCAGACATTTCGTCTCCGTCTGATTCTTTGTAATCCATATGATGATATACGCTACCGACCATTTCAGCTGATTTAGTAATTTTAGATTGTACCCAACCTTCTAAGCCTTCTGCTTCACTAACACCTTTTAGGATGTCGTGTAGTTTGATAGCATACTTTGCTAATTTGTATAGTTCAGCACGAGCCATCTGTACTTCGTGGTCTTTTTCAGCAGCATGTGCTAAATCGCCTAAACCTTCATTAATCTCTTTATCTCTCATGAGTTACTCCGTAATACGTTATAGTGTATTTATGCCTTATTCTTCTTTGCTTTAGATTTCTTTTTAGGCTTTGGATTACGCCTAATAGGCTCAGTACCAATTCCGCCACTAACAAATCCACTGCCATTCATGCCAATTGCAAGATTGCCAGAAACTGTTTCTTTTATAATATCTCTTATCTTCATATTAAAATTTTCCCATATTAAAACTTGTTTCGGGGTCGAGTATACGCTGCGAATGTTTTCGCCAAAACTCATTACGTTGGTTAGTCGAGGTTCTATTTGCCTCGTGAAATTTACTCATTTTACAATAAAATGCTACTTCTTCTTCCGTCCTGATTTCATGTTTGCGCACCAATGGTACATCCTCCCTTTTTCGCCACCTGCTTTGGCCTTCTTACGCAGGGATGTAACGCTTCCGCTACAACTAGCACCTGACTTCTTTACTCTACCAGGTCTGCTTTTGCCTTTTACTTTACCGTCTGCAAAGTTTTCTTCTACCGCTTTAGGTCTAATTAGAGAAAACTCAACATCTCTTCTACTATCATTACTTTTAAACTGCCATTTAATTTTTTTCGCCCACATCTCCGCAAATCTTTTATAAAGTTTAGACCTATTGTTATCTCCTTTGTCTGCACTAAAGGATATTGCTCTTACATACTTTTTATCTGTTTGTTTCCACCATTCTAATATAGCGGCTTGCACGGTTGCAAAAACTCTAAACTCATCACCTTCGCCAGAGACTTTCATTGAACCAGACCTTAGAAATTCTATGTCATAATACCCAGCGTCATCATCAGCAAAGTGTATTTCCAACTCACTACCATCATCAAGTTTTGCTTTAGCACTTGAGGAGGAGTCTGGTCTTAAACTTAGCCATTTTATAGGGTAAGGATTATCAAATGCTTCTTGTACATTAGTTTCTTTTTTTCCAAAAACTCTTTGTATAAATGTTTTTTTACCATTTTTAGGTTTATTAGGGTTTGGGTTGGTTAAAGAATACGCTGCAAGTCCGGATTTGGCATTAACTTCAATTTCCCATCCAGACTTGTCGCCCCACATCTTTAAAAATCTTTTATAAAGTCTTGCTCTATTACCGTCTTGTTTATTTGCATAGAAAGTTATTTTTCTGGCACTAGTTTTGTCCAATTGCTTCCACCATTTTAACATAGCGGCTTGTACTGTTGCAAAAACTCTAAACTCATCACCTTGACCAGAGCGTCCCATTTGTTTATTTGAACCATCTCTTGCAAATTCTATCTCATAAACGCCAGCAGGTTCTTCACTAAAATGAATGTCTAACGCACTACCATCGTCAAGTTTCACAATACCACTTGAGGCACCTGTTGGATTTAAATATTCCCATGTTATAGGGTAAGGATTATCAAATGCTTCTTGTA